AAGTCTGAACGGTGCCGTTTCCATTATCGTCTCACCTCTGCAATAGCTTGCACTCGAGTATCTGTGTGATCGCCGTGCGAATCCCCATGTGGGGAATCAGCATGAGATATGCTCTGTTTCCCAGCACTTAGGAAAGCTCGTTCCCACTTCTCTCGGTCAGGATGCAATGACGTTGGAGTCTCCCCGAGTTCCAACATCAAGTTCTCGTAGTGCTCAAAGATGGCCATGATGACGCCACAGTGTTCTGTCCTGTTGCGCCAATCACCATCGATTCCAGTGCCTGGACACTCGCCCTTACACATGAGGAAGAAGCGGCACCCCTTGCAACCACCATACTTGTAGGGCGTGTTGTAGAGCGCATGTTGTCGCTCGATACCTGTAGTGTCGGACTTTGTCCAATCGACGCCCATCTTGTTCGTGCGATTGCAATTCGTCAGCTGTCCTTGGCCGTTAATGCCTTGAACTGCAGCGGTAGCTAACGAGTCACAGGCATGCCAAACACAGTTCGTAGGCTCTCCAGAGCGCTTTAGGAGAGCCTTGTATTCCCTGAAGTTGTTAAACTTGAGGTGAGTGAACTGCCTCTCGAGGGACATGAGTTGCTTCATACGTTCGATAAGGAGCGGCATATCGACGCGTAGTTTAGAAGCCTTGACCCCGTCAACCTCTAGATAATGCAAATTCACCCACCTCAACCCGAGCTTGTCCAATCTGAGGAACCAGTCGCAGAGCATCTGGAACGATTCCTCGTCGCAGTTGCCCTTCCAAAGTGTGGTAATCAGAGAGACGGCGAGTCCCTCTTGGTGGAGCTTCTCGATAGCATCCGTTGTTCTCTTAGTTGCCACGCGAGTTTCTTCCTGTGTTCCTGCTGCGCGCGCATCAGAGCATCTTTCCGGGCCATCGCAAGAGATGCCGATATGCGTTCGATATCTCTTAAACAAATCAATGTGCGCCTCCGTAATGAGTGTAGCGTTAGTCTGGATACCAGAGCTACCGTCACGCTCAAAGCTGTACTTCAGTATCTGCTCGACGCGACTGAACGGAGCTAGAAGTGGTTCACCTCCGTGCAAAGAGAATGACCCATGCTTGTCCAGCTCGGCGCGCACCTTCTCCCAGTCCCATGGGACGTTGACGTTCTTCGCGTCACGCATGGGATTCTCGTAGCAATAGGTGCAACCAATGTTACATGCTACGCCGACTGGATTGACCTCTACGCTCATGCTGTCAACCGGACGTTCGCGGTGCCGCCGTTGACTCGCAGGAATCCCGCCGCCACGTCGACGCCGGATTCCGAGAATGCCGCTCCGGTAGCAACGACGCTGTTCTTCGCGCCGGTCATGTCGAAGTTGTTGCTGATGTCGATAGAAGTTGCTGTTCCTGGAGTTACGAACAGTCGGCACTTCCGACTCGGCAGCGCGCGAACGACGTTATCCGCGATTGCGTGAGTGATTCCAATGCTGAGTGATGCAGGCATGTCCTACTCCACGAATTCTGGTTGAACGATAGATGCTATGTCACCGTGGTCGTTGTGCCCTGTGTCAACATGGTCCACGTCGATGTGAGCCACGTCGTTGAATGGTGTATCACCATGACCATCCTTGTGATCATTGTGACTTACGTCACTGTGTGCCACGTCCTTGTGAGCCGTGTCATCATGGTCGTTATCAGTATGATCAGAATGCGCTGTGTCTTGATGTGCCACATCCTGATGCGCTACGTCACCGTGTGAATCCCCGTGCGCAGTGTCATTGTGAATGTCCTGATGTGGGAAGTCAGTATGGATAGGCGCGTAGTCGTTATGATACCGACCATCATAGTGGTCTGAGTATTGCGATACTTGATCACCGTGAGCATTGTCTCCATGCCCATCGAGGTGCGAAGTGTTCTGGTCGTTATGTGTATCAACGTGCGTAACGTCTGTATGACTATCCTTGTGCGCTGTATCGTTATGGTCGTTGTCCTGATGGTCAACGTGAGTAACGTCTTGATGAGCAACGTCCGTATGAGTGTTATCAGTATGGTCCTGATGTGATGAGTCTGAGTGCGCTACGTCTGTATGAACTAAGTCACCGTGTCCGGTATCGCTGTGAGTCGCATCCGTGTGGTCAACGTGAGCCACATCCGTATGACCCTGTCGATGCCCTTTGTCAGATGCAAGCCAAGCGATTCGCTTCTGATTATCAACCCAAACACTACCAGCAATACCAGTCGTGGTCTTGATGAAAGTATTCTCGATGCGCCGCTCCTGACCACTTGAATCGATATAATGAAGATAGTCTCCTTCAATCCACAATGACCCAGGAATGGCACTCGGCACATCTGTGACAAATGAACCAATATACCTCCACTCGCTACCGTCATCCGGAACGAAGTGGAGATAATCGCCTTCTATCCAAAGGCTACCTGGGAGCTTAGCCATTAGCTCGTTGCGAACTTATCAGCACCAACAGGAATGACCATACCCGACCGCACGTAGATTGTTGCTGGTCGATTGGCATTGCTTCCAATCTTGTTGGCATTGTCTGCCACGAACGAGATGTCACCTGTCATCCCAAGAGCAGAGATGCCAGTGAGTGTTCCACCTGTGACGTTAATTCCATTCGCGTTCTGAATGGACATCGTCCCGAGGCCAAGATTCGTCCGGATACCAGCCGCAGTGGTCGCGCCAGTTCCACCACCGGCAATCGAGAGAACCTTGTCAATCCACTGCGCACCATCCCACTCCTGAAAGACGTTGGTCGCGCGGAAGTAACGGATAGAGCCGACTGGTTGATTGGACGGCCCACCCGAGAACATCTGTGCCGAGTCGTTCAGGCGAGCGTCGACCTCCGCCACGAAGTCGGTGTAGAGACTCGCCAGCGTAGGCAGAGACCAATCAGCCATTACTTGACCTCGCGCAGTGCTGCTGCAACCTCTCTCGGTTGCCCCTCAAGCTCGATAATGCGCTTCTTGAGTTCCTGATTTTCCAGCTGGACCTTGTTGAACTCCTCCGAGATTTGTTCACACTGTGAACGAAGAAGTTCAAGTTCCAATGTCTTGTGGCCCAATAGTGTCAGGGCCTGAGTTACGTCGACGTTAAGCGGCATCGAAGGCTCCTATCGGACGAGCGCGTAGACGGCCTTGCGAACGGCAATGACAATCTGCTCGTCGCTCGACGAAGTGTCAATAGTCGGGTCGGCGGCGATGATCGGCCATGCGCGCTCGGAGTAGTGTGGGATGTTGTGGAGAATCTCCTGGGCAAGGAACTTTCGAGCTTGTCCCTCGTCCGTCTGAGTGTTCTCGTCCACAATCTTTCTGCAGACGGATGCGAGCGCGACTGTCACCTTACCCCTGAAGTTGGGGTCGTTGGTGAGTTCATGGGCGGACTGTAGTGACATAGAACCTCCTAGTTCGAAATCTCGAAGAATCCTTCGATTCTGACATCAAACGCATTTGCTATGCTTGAAACAAAGGAGGCGGAGAAATCCTGTCGAAACAGAATCATGTCCGTAGCCTGAACGGTTATGATGCCAGTCTCATAAACAGAACCCATCCTGAAGTGAACCGATCCGAGGCCGACTGTCGGACAACTGAATCCACCGGGAACTTTTATCTTAAGCTGTGTTCCCATGCCAGCACTGGTTGATGTGTTCAGCAATCGAATGCTGTAGAACAGAGTCTTTCCGATTATCATGTATCGGAATGAACTCATATCTCCTGCATCCACCGTCCACGTGCCAGCACTCGCTGTGAAGTCACCGGCGACATATGGATTCGCTACCCAATAGCCCATTGCAGTGGCACGAGTAGCCTCTACAATTGGGACAGCAAAGGTAGCACCTGTGGAATTGATTACCAGACGATCAGTGCCGCCAGTCTTAAATCTGATAACTGCACCACTGATATTGACACCGCCAACGCCGTTCGAGGCGATGTTAAATCCGTCTGCAACAAAACCCGCTGTTGCAAAGGCAGCCGACGTTTGAATCAGAAAGGTGCGCTGGATACCTTGGTCATTCGCAAACGTCAGGCCTGTGTAAGCACCTGCAGCGGCGTTTGGATTGGACATGTCCAGGAGGTTTGGACCGGCAACGTTGGAGTTCAGCCTGTGAACAGTAGTGCCAACACCAGTAATAACCATACTGCCGCCGCGGGAGATGCTGAACACCTCGACCGGAGTGGCGTATGAGTCATCCAATCCACGAATCCTGAGGAATCCGTCAACTGCACCAATCTCCCAATTCTTCGAGCCGACAGCTTGGTCAGTCTCGTTGAAACGCAACTTCGGCTCTACGCCTGAATAGATGTTCGCACCAGTCCAGACGTTGTTACCATCACCTGATGGCATACCTGCAGGAAGCCTCGCGGGGTCGATGGTTCCCTGCGTGAGAATGCTCGCGTCCAGTGGGAGCGGGTTGAAGACGACGCCATCAGTCGAGTATTCGAAGATGTGCGTGCCTTCGTTCCACTTCATCCAGCGAGTTGCCATTAGACTATTCCTCGAGCTTTCCAGCTACAGACGCAAGTGACTCGTGATCCAATGCTGTCATAAACGAGCACCTTGAACTCTGTGGGGTTCGGCACGTCTATGAAGTCGTAGATAGCATTGAGCGGCTCTGGACTCTTTGTTGGAGTAACCGTTATCGAGTCGACGTCTTTGAAGTCCTTGTTGAACACGACCTGGGTTCCACCCACGTCGGTCGATAGCGCATTGACGAATCCCGAGTCAATCTCTTTCTTGACGTCAAGAGAAAGCGTCAAATCCGAGAAGACTGCTAGAGCCTTCGCATTACTCGACGTGAAATCAAACGTCAATCGAGCATATCGAAAGCTCGTAATGAAAATCGACGCGCCGACTACTGGAGGCTCCCACGTGACGTTGTCGAGCGAAGTCTCCACTGAGCACACAACACTGACAACGCCTGCACTATTCAGCTGCTGTAGTAGCCAGCTGATGTTCATGATGACGTTGTTGAATATGGCTCCGTAGTCGATGGTCTCCCGATAGAGTGCATCGAGCGCACCGGGCTGGATATAGAGTGGAAATCCAGCACCTACTTGGTCAGACGGCTGGTCCCAAGCGTCCTCGGTGAAGTGTGTGGTCCACGTGTCATCCTCATCAATACAGACAAGGAGTTTGCCGGTGTTAGCAGCAAACCAAACGTATTCTTCAGTGGCCCATCCTTGCGCATCCGTGTAGTCCCAACCAAGCGCAGGAGAACCATAGATGAGAGCGTTTTCGTGGTATCCACCTAGAAGCGAGTGACGAATGTCCTCAAGCTCAAAATCGGGAGGCTGTCTGACATCAGCACTGGTCGTTGCTCTTGGACTACGATTTCCTGCAATGTCAACAGCCTCAACACCATACGTGAACGTGCCTGCTGCAGCCTCAAACCAGACGAAGAACTCGCCCGCGATGGAACCAATCAGGACGTTGTTTCGATAGACGTCGTAGTGATTGATTCTCCATGTCGAGTTCGGTCGATTGTAGCGCAGCAGGACGTTGTTGTCGATAACTTGTGCATTGATCGAAGGCGTCGGAATAGACGGAATCGTTACGAGGACTGCAAGGAAAGCCGTCGAGTAGGCTCCCAGTCCATTCCGAGACCTGACCAGATACGTATGATTACCCACCAGAATCGGGTCCAGTCGCACTTCTTGTTGCGGCGTCGCGGCCACGAAAAATGCAGTCTCCCAGACCGTTCCCTTGCGAACCTCGTAAGACGCGGCATTCTGAGCACCTGACCAGAAAATCCTAAGGACCGACTTCTGAAGAATCTCATAACCGATAACCGTTGGCGACGTCGGAATCGCGCCTATCGTCCCAGACGTGTCCGTGATTTGCCGGACGATGGGGTCTACGGTTGCTTGCAGCTCACCAATCGTCTGGACGAAGGCAGTCAGTATCTGATACAGCTTGGGGTCTGTATGCTGATAGCCTTCAACCAGCGAGGCGAACGTGGTGATGCGAGTCGTAGACATTACGTGTTAACTCGACCAACCCAGAGCATTGTAGCGTAGAGCTTCAGGCGAGTGAGCTTGAAGTAATCCGCCGCACCATTGGTGTGAATCTTCACAGACGCCCGCTCGTCTTGGAAGTTCAACATCCTCTCCAGCGTTCGACCGGGCTGAGGGCTGAGACCCATACCGGCTGGCTGTGCAGAGCGCGCGCGATCGATTCCCGTTATCGTGATGTTGAGTGCTCCCTGGCCCTTCGCTCGAATCTGCAGATGCCCGAACTGATAGATGACAGGGTCTGTGTCTGGCGAATCGGGAGGCAAGAGAGCAGTCTCGACGAAGCTCTCGATTGCGGTTCCAAAGTCATCCAGCACACCCTCATCATAGGTATAGACGTTGTCGTCCATCGACCCGAAACGAAACTGTGTCCGCTTGCTGATCGAGTTCAAATCAACGACGATTGACGTGGCACGCTTGGGAAAGGTCCACGTGGTCCAGCGAATGTTGTCCGGGTCGATGCCGTCGTCTACATCGCCCACAAGAAGATGAGTAGGAGTGACAGCGCTATCGAGAGGAACAGCACAGTAGATAAGTGCTTTAATCGGGTCATAGACGATTTCGACCTGATTGAGCGCCAGACGGTTGATACGACGCCAGATATCCGAGATTTTCCTTGATAGTTCATTGTTGCTGAACGTCCCATTGAAGAGGTAGAGCCCAGACCTGTCGGCCGAGAAGAAGTTGTCCAGCGCTGCACCGTTCTGGTCTAGCACTTTCGCGATAGAATGGCACTCCGCTCCAATGCTAAGGTCAACGTTCGTGACCTCCCAGAAGGCTGGAGAATCTCCGATTTCGTTGGTGACGTAGGTCTTTCCGCCTCCCTTGAGTAGATAGTATTGGGAGCGGAACTCGACACAGTTCTTGACTCCTCCCGAGGCATCACCAGGAAAAGCAAGAACGAATCCTTCGGTCGCCGAGAACGATTCCGGTTGGCCAGGTTCCGAAAGATAGACCGCAGACTCATTGGTGTCCGTTCCCCACACAGCGAGACGACTCTTGTAGACACCGATGCCCACGCCTGCAGGAATCTCAGTGAGCTGGTCGAGCAGATAGTCAACGCCAGCCTGAAGGTCAGCATCAAAGAAGTCGACAGTGAGAACCGTCGTTACGTTGTCTCCGATGCGTCCATTCGGGATAGAGAAGAATTCCTGGTTCTTGGCATCGCCTGCATAGTTCGTCGCGAGCTTCTTCGTCGCCAACAGAACGCGCGCGACGGTGCCGGCGGGGCCAATCGGGATGTTGCTAAGGTTGACTTTCTTTCCTCCCGGCGCATCGTAGAGCGTGAACGTCGCTGGTCCGGGCTGAGTTAAGAAGCCTGAAATCGTCTCGTATGAAACAGCAAAGAGATGCTTACCAATCTCCACGCTACCGACTTCCGTCGAGGTAGTCGCGATGATTGGTGAGCCAATGGGTGCAGCGCCAGCCGCAGGTCGAGCGACGCCGGAGCCTTCGTAGACATAGACCTTCTGGCCGGGTAGACCTTTGTTACTGTTGTGTGGCGTGATGTATGCTCTGTTATAAAGCGACACCATACCAAAGTCGGTCATGCCGGGAATGTTGAGGATTGGCACGGCTAGACTGGTTGAATCCCAGATGCGTCCGACGCTATCCAGAATGAGCAACCGATCAGCCTCGCCAATCCTCTTATAGGATGCTATCCGGTGAATATCGGAGACTACAAGATGCTCGACCGTTCCCTTCCTAGTCTCGACGCCATGCTCCGTGAAGACGACATTCAACGAGTCGAGGAAGTGGTCTTGTGGGCAGACATCATCCTCGCCCCGGTCAAACGTGCCCCGGAAGCTGTCGACGGTTATCGGGAGGTGGTCCTTTTGCATCTTAGACCGCCCCGATCAACGGATACCACTTTCCCTGTGACTTGCTGAACTGCAACTTCTGCGCGCGATTGACAACCAGCACGACGGCAACCGCAATGTTGCCAGTCGCCACGAGGGTCGCCGCAGCCAGAGGAATCAGCGTGACCTCCTGGTTGGCGATGCCTCCCACCTTCGGCGTGATGTTGGCGATGGCCGCTGTGCCGGTGACGACGAGAGTGTCCGCATCCGCAGCGATGGTGGCTGCCGACGCGACGACCCTCTCAGAACGCTTGCTGACAAATCCCTGAAACATCTGACTTCTCCTTAGTTAGGAACCCGATACCGAGTTCGCCGTCGCCGTGTCGGCAATCCTTGATTCTGTCGAATCGCCGTGACGATCAGCCTATCCAAGGCTCTACCTGTCTCCGAGTCGAGTTCGTCAGCCCGCGTCGGATTCTCACCGATGTAGCGCGCGCCCAATGCAGCAGTGCGCGCTGCGAGTGCTGACTTGCTATTCGTTATGCCGATAATGCTCGCAGCCCCGTTAAGAGCCGAAAGCGACTTGACATAACGAATCCTGAGCTCGCGGTCAGCCGTTGCACCGCGAAAGAAAATAGTCTCCTCACGCCAGACCCAGATGCGCAAGTGAGTCGTTGGAACTTCGTCAGGTTCCCAAGAACGCTCGTCCAGTTCAACGAATTGCTCCCGAGACCCCACTGTCCGCTCCGATAACGTGATGGGACGCAAAAGGTCTGCGGGGACGTTCAGCAGAACTTCTGTGTTCGCTGGGACGATTATCAGAGCGGACACGTCTACCGTGGTCTTCAGGCCGTGCAGATTGTAGTAATCCTGCAGCTCACGGTAAGCCTTGTTCAGGTAGGGGAGGAGAGCATCGAAGGTGTAGAACGTCCCCGGAAGGTCGTTCAGCAACCCTTGAGATTCCTCGACTACCTGCTGCGCGGTATCAGGCATTTGTTCACCCGCTGAACTTTAGGCTCTCGCGTAGGTCATTGCCTTGTGCCGTTCCTCATCGAGCACATACGAGCAATGAGAGCACACGATGGCCTTCGGATTCACCTTCTCGAAACACGAGGGGCACTCGCTCATGGCCTGGACGATTTCGTTGTCCAGCAGCCACGGCCGTTCGAGCTTCAGCGCGTTGCAAGCGTAGCGCTGGATGTCCGAGATGGTCTTGTGCTGCCGGAACTTGTTCCAGTCGTCGTCGGCGAGCTTCACCAGATTCTGAAACCAGAGCTTCTGATGCTCGTTGGCTTCGATGAGCTCCTTGCCCAGTGACGCGACGGTGACGTGGCCGGGCACCCAGAAGAATCCCGGCTTGGCGTCAGGCATTACGACGCCATACTGAGCTTCCATCCAGTCGACCACGATAGCCGCTGCGATGACGTCGGCTTCGACAGGGACGCGAATGACCGACCGTTCCGGGCCAGCCTGTCCACGACCCTCGCCGACGTAAATGTCGTTGATTCCCTTGCCCACGAGCAGAATCGACGGCTTGTCGAAACTTCCAGCCTCCAGGTAGAATTCGGACGGGAGGATGGGCTTCTGCTCTCGAATGGGGCACGGGACGATTGAGATAAGCGTTGCCGATTCCATTAGTCTACTTTCCGCTTCGTCGAATCCATGAACACGGAGTCTTCGTAAGCAAAGAGGGGTGAACGCCCCACGTCGTGCAGAATATCGAGGAACTCTGCTACCTCTCGTTCTTCTTCCGCTGCAATTTCGTCCTCCATCTGCGTTCGCAGCGTTGCAGCATCTGGCGGTTCCTTGATGCGCTTGATGAAGAACTCAATGACCCTCATGTTCAGGGGCAGATGAAAGCCACGCTTGTCCTTGAAAACGTAGAGCGGTTCGTAGGAGTACTCCTCCGTGAGTTCGGGATTACCGACTGCTGATTGAATCCGCTCTAAGATGAAACGGTCCTGATCGTTGGGATACTTCAAGACAGTTCGAACCTCAGTGACACAACGGAGGAATATCTTTCCGTAATAATCACTAAAGGTTCCAAGTCTCTTTTCCGTCTCTCCGGTCGACCAGATGACCCTGAAGTTGGGCTTGCCAGCAAACAGCGATTCTCCCAGCTCTCGCGCCAGAAGGTCGTTCGCCTGCTTGAGAAGTTTCGTATCCATATCGGTGCCTGATGAGGGCGAGCCTCCCGTTGACTCGCCCCCACCCTACTCGGACTAGTAGCCTGCTGGAACGGCCAGCTGGTCGATGTAGACGCAAGCCGCCGGGTTGTTGACGAACAGGTTGAAGCTCGCCACGATGTAATACACCTGGCTTGCCGCAACGCCGCCCGATGCACCACGAATCTCGAAGACCTTCCGGCCGTCGACATCGTAGAACCCCGGTGACTTCATCTCGGCGCGGCCCCACACTTCCTTCACGATCATGTCGATTCGGGTCTTGTCCCACGAGTTCGACTTGCGGATGCCCACACCGGCCATCTGCATGTTGTCGTTGAAGTAGACGTTGAGGCCTTCCTCCTTCGCCTGCTTGTTGATGATGGAGACCAGCTGGCCATACTCTTCGTATGCCTGCACCTGACAGGGGTGCATCCAGGCTTCCATCTTCATCACGCTGTCGAAGCCAACACGGTCGGACACCTTGTTGACTGCGAGACGAGGGAACGGAATCGCGAAGGCGGAGTTCGCCGCTGCGACACGGTTCGCCCTGATTTCGGGAATCAGGTTGCGGTCCATGCCGAGCCACGAGCCGACGCTCGCGTTGTTGTGGTGATACGGCACCCCGAGGAGGGATACCGGAGGCGTCGCGGTGAGGCCGGAGACGACAATCTTGTCTCCAATCACCGGCGTGGTGATGGCACCGTTGAAGCGCACGGTCTTGTTGGGACCGTCGTAATACTCCAGCGGCGCTTCACCACCAACCGTTCCAGCACCTACGAAGACGCGCCGAGTCGTCAGCGTGGCATCGTAGACGCTGTAGAAGTGCTTCTTCCGGAGCAGGCGCGCGCCGAACCCGTCACCCGTCGCGTTGAGGGTGAACGTGTCCTTGCCACCGGCGGTCGAGTAACCACCGATGGTCGCCATCGTGCCCGTGCCGTTCGTCATGCACAGCGAATCCACCGCACGACGGAACTCCTTCATGGAGGTCGCCATCATGTGACGGAAGGTGTTGATGCGAGCCTTCCGCGCATCGTCGGTGGCCCACTGGGCCTTGGTCTGCCATTCCACAGCGTGCTTCAGGTTCGTGGTTGAGACCAGAGCCTTGTCGAACTCCGGACCTTCACCGCGTCCCAGATCACCACCTGCGGGCTCGAAGTGCCCGAAGAGACCACCGGGTGAAATCTCCAGGGGGACCCGCATGTCCCGAGCTGAGACCTTGTCGACTGGCCTCTTCTCGATTTGCGAGTAGAAGGTGGCTTCCCGCTCGAACAGAACGGGGACCTTCTCCTGGACGTTTTCCAGCTCGGTGGCGTTGACCTGAAGTTCAGTCTGCGCCATGATTGTTACTTCCTCGTCGTGACCTTCCCAGCGAGGATATCTTCGTCCGAGGTCTTCGACCAGTCGATGGTCCGGGGATTGATCCTCCCCATCCCACGCTGGCCAACCGCTCCTCGACCGCCGCTCGGAATGTCACGCTTCTTCTTGTTGTTGGTTCCCGCGACCTTTTGGCCGAGGGCCTCCGCCACCATGCGATTTCGGATGCCGGGAAGGAGCTGCTTTGCACGCGAGAGGTGCGCGTTGAGAATCGCCTCTTTGTGCTCCTTCGTAAACCCGCCGACGGTTGCACGCCTCCACAGCTGGCGCAGTGTCTGGTTGAGTTGCTGATCCTCCCCCAACCGTTCGTCGAGCTCGGCCAACGACTCTTTCACGATGGCCTTACGCGAGAAGCCGTTCAGCTTGCCATCCGGGTCAGCGATGCCCCGGTCAGCAATCCTCTCCAAACGAGTGTAAGACTCGACGGCAAGTTCCTGATTGAAGCTGCCGTATCTCTCGTTGAAGTGCCGACTCCGTTCCTCCCTGAGCTGGACCTCCGCAGGATGAGGTCCCGTTGATTGTGTCCTGGGCTCAGGTATCTTTGCTTCGCCAAACACATGCTTCGCGATGTGTCCAGCGGCATACATCAGATTCTTGTCGTTCAGACGCTTGCCATCGTTGTAGGTCAAGCGAATGAGGTCCTCCAGCACAGGCATCGTGGCCCGCACGTAGAGTTCCTTGCTCATCCTCTGCAATGTTGGTAGGAAGTTATCTACCAACATGGGAACGGACTGAGGCGAATTGGCCGCCAGCTCACGCAGCACCAGCGACGGGTCACCCTGAACGAGGCTTGCTTCGATGATGTCGAAGTCGTCCGCCTTCTTCGATGCAGTGACGGCTTCCTCAACCGACGCGAAGGTTTCCGAGAACTTCTGTTCCCTGAAGAAGATGTCCTTCAGTCCCGGCACCTTCTTGAAGATTTCCGGGTCTGCCTTCTTCAGTTCCTGATACGTGGGCCGGCCTTCGACGGCGGGTTCGACTTTCTCTTTACCCTTATCGTCACCCGCCGCGCCTTGTTCAGGTTCGTCGTCGCCCTCTTCGTCGCCTTCTTCATCATCGTCGCCTTCGTCGTCGTCCTCATCTCCCTCATCGTCGACTTCACCATCATCGCCGGTATCGGGAGTTTCGGGCGTTTCGGAGTCACCGGTGCCCTGATCACCGGAATTGGCAGGGTCTCCGACATCACTCAGGATGTCCATATCTTCGTCGGGCATTTACGTCTCCTATGCGGCTTCGTTCGGTGCCGGGTTCTCGATCTCGCCTTCTTCACCAGGCTGCTCGGCAGCCATCTGTTGCTGTTGCATCATCTGCATCTGGATGATTGAGTTGTGCTCCATGTAGTGTGCGCGCACGTTCATCCATGCAGCAGGATTGTTCTCCTTCGTGTCAATGCCGACGGGCGACTTCAGCCAAGAGAGGCAGATTTCAGCCTCAATCTCGTGCCGGTCCACGTCCTGGTCAATAGGAACTGACGATTGGAACTGTTCCTGACCAGTCATTGGATCGAAACCCATCAACGTGGGCTGACCCTGAATGAGCTGGGCGATTTCGATCAGCTGCTTGTTGCGGTCGTCGTCGCCGGGGATGTAGAGGTCTTCCATCCCGATGAGTTCGGCAATGAAGCTCGTATTCTCCGGATGCATGAAAATCTGCCCAATCTGGGGGTCTTGCATCTGGATGAGCTGGAGCAATACATCGCGCTTCTGAGCCCATGAGATAGGAAAGGCCTCACTGGTCTCAGGCTCAATCTCGCCGACTTTACCTTGAAGTTCCGCCTTACGAATCCATGTGTTGACAAAGCTCTGTCCCTGTTCCTTGACGAACTTCTCGTCTTGGGTCATGTTCTTTGCGAAGGACCGCACAGACTTGGACATGACCTGCGCCCACCAGACCTTCAAGACCGTCCAGGTCCCACTCAGTCTCTGCAGTGCTTGCGCGCGCGACAGCTCGTATTCTCGTGCAGTTCCCGAACCACCTTCTATCGCACCGCCATAAATGGTAGGAAACGTGCCGATAACAAACTGAGCCGCGCTATCCAGACGGTCAGCGAACATCTCCACTTCCTGAGACAGAGATGCAGCCTTGATGTCGTGGAAGCCGGAGGAGAGGTTTTGGCCTGAAGGAGCCTTCGCTTGATTAACCATGCCCGGTCTTGCTTCTGACTTCGCGTAGTTCTCGAAGTCAAGAACAGACGGGTCTGCGAATGTCTCTGGAATACCAAACTCGATGGTCTCCAGTGTGATGTTCGAAAGCTCATTCGTCATGTCCTGAATGGGGACCAGAGATTGGCCCTCTGGTTCAGCATGAATGTGCTCGGAGAACGGAGACAACGTAGCCGTCCAGTGGTCGTCGAGCACATCCCCCAGAACTTCAACTACCAGGTCGTTGTTGACGATGACAACGTAGCAGCCTTCTGGATATTCCGTCTTGAGACGCTTGACGATTTCGTTCTTCGGGTCGCCCCAGTAATTGTATGCCCACGGGCGGAGCCACATTCTCGCAACGGTGCAGACGTTGTCTTGCCATTCGCCTGCGTATCTTCGATCATTACGCGCCCACCGTTCAATTTCGTCGGTGTCATAGCTCGCTTTGATGAGATGAGCGAACTCGGGATATGTGTCTTGAATCAGGCCAACAGGTTCCTCTGTTACGAAACGGAGGTATGGAGTTTCATCGAGCTTCGAAATGTAGTGCGGGACCTCCACGTGCATGGGGCCAAACACACGAAGAATCTCTCGAGACTTCGGCCGGTCATTGTAACCGACAATCGTATCGAATGTTTCTTCCTGGTCTTGGAACTCAGGTGGAGCGACGACACCACAGTTCGGGCATTCCTGTGGCATCTGATTCGGTGGTGCAATGGGGTCGACTGCCGGTTCCTCGCCTGAAGGATTGCCACACGACGGGCAGAAGTAGCTGCGATTGACAAGACTCTCCTGACCAGGGATTGGCTCACGAAATGTGCCAAACTCCTTGCGAGTTTTGAGCTCGTTGTAGCAAAAGACCACGCCTGTATTGAAGAGCAAATACAGAGCTCTCAGAAAGAGGATTTCTGATTGGTTATGGCGTTGAATAAGTTCCGAAATCTTCGAGTAAGCCTTGGCTGTCTGGACGTCGCTGGCGTTATCCGCATCGTCAGGGAAGAATCTGACGTAAGGAATGCCCGCAGCAATCGCCGAAATCCACGCCTGTCCGTGGGCTTTGTAGATATTGACAACCTTTGCGATAGCTTGAACATCGGTGTCAGCCTGTGGGTCCTCGAACGCGACGTTCGTGCGGTCCTGATAGTCACGATAATCGCGCGCGACGGCATCCCAGTAGATGTATTGCAGATTGTTCCAGTAACACTCCAACTTCTTCAGCCGCTTGACATAGGCTTCTCTGACGTTGCGCTCAGGTATGCAGAGAACATCCTTAATACGGAGGAGCGCATCCGTTACCTCTTTGGGGTAAATGTCCTCCGGGTTCACTTCCTCTTCTTCCGTGTCGACAATCTCATCCGGATTCTCGGGCAAAGGAGCCAGAGCACCAGGGTCGAGCAACTCCTCGGGAAGAAGCTCGGGGTCGACTTGGTCAGTGGGAGGATACATGTTATTTCACGTTCCTACGAAGGTTTCGGCACGTCTGCCTTTTCAGCAGCCTCGACTCGCCTCGCCCAGGCCGCCTTTTCTTGCTCTGCGGCTTCGCGAGCCGATGCAGTTTCGAGCGCCGCCTGCTTTCTCGACCAAGGAATCCGAGATTTCCGGATATTCCCTTCAAATCCGGGCTTGATCGGTTGAGCAGGTGGAGGAGGCACCGTTTTCTCGTGTTCCCTGTCCAGAAGTCCTCGCAAATACTCGACTTCCTCGGTCAGGAGGATAATCGTATGCTTGTGAGCTTGGCACGATTCGCAAGTATACGTTCGCTCTCTGAACAAATCAGCGAAGAAGCCCACGGAACCTCCGGTGACGTTGAACTGATGTAACGACCTTGTGCTTGGACTCGAGAACTTCCATCTGCCTGTGCAATCGAGTCCAATCACCCGTCTCTGTGAAGGTCGAAATCACTTTCCCGAGCTGCTGAATCCTCTGATCACGACTCCAAACGAGGCGAATGTATTGGTCGACTTCCTTTATGAGGTAGCGACCACCATCGTAAGGGTCATCACCATCGAATTCCGCTACATCCTCGACCACTTCACCATCTTTGTTGTCGTAAATGCAGATGGGTATGGTCTTGATGAACTCCTTGCACGTGTTAAAGACTTGCAACCTCGGCAGATTCGTCTCTAGCGGCTCCGGAATGAAGGCCTCCTGATATTTCTGGAAGGCCATTGCACCGTAGTTCCGATAGATGAACGCTGCCTTCTCCTCCGAGTAGCCCTCTTGAGGGATATACTTGGGAGGCTTTGGTTCCCAACGTAGAAAACTATGCATCAGCATCTTGCCACCGAGACGGTCGTTGTCCGCCTGGATAGCACGAAAGCCCGAGGCCTTCGTAAATTGCTGTTCTATAGTTTCCTTGTCTCCTCGTTTGGCCCAGGCGGACGGGTCCAAGACGACAGAGTATATCTCGTGCCGCTCATTTTGCGAAAGTCGCGCGACGTCCGACCCCCATGTTTCGATATTCTGCTTAGCCTTCGCATACTCGCGGTAAAGAAAAACACGGGCGTCAGGAGATACAGCAGCCCAACCAGCCCAAGTTTTAGCAGTGTAGCCCCAATCGATAGCGAGGATTCGTGGCCACCACTCCGGGACCTCGAACGGCTCGACAACATGACATGCGTGAGTCGGCTCTCCTCCTCGGCGGAAGTCCCTCCACTCTGCGAATACCTGACCGGAGAAGACATACCAGTCTCCGTCTTTCTTGGCTCGTCGTTCTGCCTCGGGAAGAATTTCGAGGCGCCAAGCGTATCCTGGGTCGGCTTCGTTGAGGTATGGGTTGTCATCGAGTTTCGCGGGAATGTAAATCCGCGTGGTTCGACTCGAGCGGTCGTGGATGATCTTGAATCCTTTTCGTGCGGGGTCAACGAATCGCTCTCGGACCCACACATGACCTTGATTCCCTGGATTACTAGCGGACCTAACGACGGGCGGAAGGTCCGGTTCGGACGATCGCACACGGCTGGTGACAAAGGAATAGACGAACCACTTGAACGATGTGAGCTCATCGAACGCGGCGTAGTGGTATTCGGTAGTGTCATGGCGCCGTGCGTGCTTTTCCTTTTCGAGATAACTTGCTCTGATGATTGCGCCTGAAGGCCACTTCCAAAAGTGCTTGGCTTCGTTGAAGACAGCACCCGTCAATTTGTAGAAACGGTCCGCGCGAGGAATGATTGATTCCTCTAGCTGCGGGAACGTCTCGCGAAAGATAATCCCGTGAAACTTCGGATGTAGATGCCAACCACGGAGTATGGGCAGCATGATGAGGAGTTCTGACTTGCCCCCACCTGCTGCCCCTCCGTAAAGCGCCTCGAATATGGAATCCGGAATCTCGAGAAACTTCTTCTGCTTCTCGTGCGGCTTCCATATCCGAGTGAAGTTGTCGACGACCTGAATGCCCACGTTAGAGCGTCAGGAGGTCGTCGGTCCTTGGCGTCAGGTCAGGCCGTCCCGAGGTTGCCACCGGAGATTCGACTTCCTCAGGAGGCAGCCCGGCCTGCTCACGAATCGCCGCCAGCTCGGCCGGGTCGGGCAAGGGCAGTGGGATGCCGAGCGCCTCGTGAATCTCGGACGGCACGACGTATCGATTGCCGTCGGAGAGCGTGTAGATGACGTCCTCGTGGAACGCCTTCTGGAGACCGTGCTTGTTCTCGACAGCGATGGGGCCACCGTAGCCGAGGACGAGGCGAGAGCTCACGACCGTGCACAGCTGCGTCGGGACTTCACCGACCAGCGGGTTCGTGATGAGATGCCCCTCGGGGTCCTGGCCGACGAGTTCGAGCTCGCGACCAGAACGATCCTTGAGCAGCTGACCGACTGGCCCATCCAGCACGCCGACTGCTGCGGCGTCCTTCACGTATTCCTTCTCTTTCTTGTTCGTCATTTCTGGCTCCTGAGCTGAGGTTGACGCCGTCGCTAGAACTGAGGCTGACTGCCTCGCGCTGAGGCCAGCAACTGCTGGAGCCGGCCCATGTCAGGCATCTGCCGTCCCTGTGGCATTCCGCCCGGTGCTGGTGAGTTCGCCATTGGAGGCGCGCCGATGGAGTTCATCATCGGCTTCTGAGGCATCGCGCCCCGCATCTGTTGCATCCGGTCCATCGCCGCCGCTCGAGGGTCGGGGCCAGGCATCTGGGGCTTGTCGAAAACGCCCGCTGCACGTTGGACTTGCATCCGTTGTGCAATGTCGTTCATCCCGCCGCCCATCCCCATGTCGTCCATCTCTCCACCGGGGATTCCGCGAGGCACGCCGAACCCACCATCCATCATCGGAGGAGGCATCATCCCCGGACCTCCCGCCGGAGGCTGAGGACGAGCGAAGTTTCCTCCTCCAGGCATCATGGGAGGAACGATTCCGCCTCCACCGAAGGATGGCCGACCCATGCCGGGCATTCCTGGACGTGGCGCGGCGCTCGGCGGGAGCGGCATCGGACCGCGAGATGGAGGAGCCCACGCCGGAGGAGCACCACCCGACATCCCCGGACCGGGCTGTTGAGCGAATCCGCCTCCCGCGCCGCCCGAGATCGGACCCTGCATCCGAGGAGCAGTGCTGCGCATGCCCATCGGCTTTGCCTTCTTCTTTGGTGCTGGACGAGCCGCTGGTGCAAGAGCCATGACTGTTCCTCGGATGCTGAGTTACCGAGCGCGTGCGACTTCGCTTCGTTGCTGCCCGAGATGGGCTAGCGCTTCTTCGGCTGCGCGACCTCGTCCTTGACCGGCACGAGGACCCAGCCGTAGACCGGAGTCCACTTCAGCTCGAACCTCTGACCCGGATCGGGCAGGGAGTTGTCGGGGCGCGCGCCACCGGAGGGCAGCGTGTTGTCCGGCTTGTCACCGGGCTTGGATGGCGTGCCGGGAAGCGTGTTGTCGGGCCGCGGTCCCGATCCGGGCAACGTGTTGTCCACGACCGGCGGAAAGACGGGCAGGTGGACGGGGAATCCCGGCGGAGGCGTCGGCAGCGTGTTGTCGGGTCCGGGACCGTCGGGCGGCGTGACGGGCGGCCAGATGACGTCGGGCGGCGACGGGATGTGAATGGGATGCGACGGATGCGCTCCGCCTCCCGGCAGTCCCTGGTCGGGGCGCGGCGGCGGACCACCGGGCAGGGTGTTGTCCGGGCGGCCTCGGAACTCCAGAATCGTGATGAGTGCCAGCTTCGTTGTCGACATCGGTGACTCCTACTTTCGTTTGTTGGTTGACGACGGTTTACGAGTTTTGCGCGCCTTCTGGAGCGCTATTGCGATTGCTTGCTTCTGTGGACGACCGTGATGCACCTCTGTCCGGATGTTCTGTGAGATTACTCTCTTGGACTGTCCGGACTTGAGTGGCATTACGGACTCACAAGCTGCCAATCGTCAGACAGCACATCTGTCTGAGACGCCAACCAAGGGACAAGGTCTCCCTGTGCTGTTGACATGTAGATGTATGGCAAGGACATCTTGGAATGGGCGTCTGGAGTTTGCAGCTTGAGCCACATTCCCTTTCCGTTCCATCCCACTCGCTGGACACACTTTCCAGCCTTGAGATACCTGATTGCGTCTCCGAAATCCATGTCGCCTCCGTTACTCGTTGACTTACACGAACGCTCCAGGATGACTGCCCAGAGTTCAGGCGTCATCTCCGTCAGTTCATCGAACACGACGGATTTCGATTGCTCGTGGCCCTTTCGGCGCCTCCAGGCAGAGGAACTCGACGCGGTCGCCGATTTCCAGGTCTGAGAACTCGACTCCCTGACTCTTTTGCAGAGCCGTGTAGTGGAAGAAGTAGTCCTGTCCATCGTTGCCAGCGATGAAGCCAAAACCCTCTTTGAGCTTGCGAACGACGCCCGTCTCGTGCGGTGCGCTGTCCCGCTGTGATTCGGTGCGCCGCGCAGCATCCGACCCTGACATCCTTGCTTCTTCTCCGTTACGCATCCTTCGACTCCTTTACGTTCCCGTTCGTTCTTGCGGTTCGACTGCGGTTACTTCTGCTTCAGAGACTGCTCCCTCCAGATACTTCTGCGGGACACGTTCCTCTCCCACTGCGACCGTCTCGTAGTCAGATTCTTTCTTGACCTCGGGCCGATACATGTGGAAGTGGACGGTCTGATCGGCTGACATCTCCTTCGGGAGCATCTTCTCAGAAATGACAGCCAACTGTGCACCAACGGTTGCGAGCTCTCGGGCTTTTGCGATGCCCTTGATTTTGTCCTCGTCAAGACATTCAAGCACGGTGTTCAGACGCTTGAAAGCAAGGTCGCGAATCTTGGTCCGCTGACCCTCGATAATGCTGACGAGATTGTTGTTTGGTCGGTCGATGCTGGAGTGCGACTGAGTTCCGTGGTCGGTCATCAGCCTGACATGGTCGTCGTTGACTCCGAACAGATTCCCTGCGTTCTTGTGTGAGGTCAGCTGGCCAACGATGACCGCATCTGCTGCCTCACGTTCAGTCAGGTGCCTCTGCCGAGGCTTGGCTGCTCGAAGTGCGCGTTCAACATGGTGCATGACCTCGGGGTCCAGCTCGATGGGATGGCTCGGTGCCTGGGGTTCGATGGGTGACGGAGAATCGTCCCCATGAGGCTTGGAGTCTCGGTCAATGCGGTTCAGAATGTTGCTATGGGACCCGATACGAATCGAGGCCTCTTCTTCCGAAATCCACATGCTTTTCGACTCCGATACTCGGATGCCACCGTCCGGCTTCGCTGATTATAGCACACTCTGCGAAACTTGTCAAATCGCCAAAAGTTCGCCTGATGAACATTGTTTGAGCGAGTGAACATTTCTAGCAGTCCCGTATCGAAAAGGCATCTACAATATGGGACCCGATATATTATAGAGCTATCGATCAAAATTGAGACAGAGAGTGGATTGTGGCTACCACCCCCCGGCGCTGGGTCATGGGACCCGCTGCGACATTATACCACACCTCTACCAGCCGTGTCAAGCACAAAGCACTCTGCACAACAAAGCCCTCTATGATGTAAAAAACTTGGCTTGCCATACTTTGTATCATAAAGCAAGTGTAATGTTTACACACTCGAGACCTCCACTTTGTTTGGTAAAGGGCAAAATAATACTTGCACCGCGCGATCCCGTTTGCTATACTGTCTTTGTTGGTTGTTGGCGCGGGTTGCTGGCGACTAGCAGGGGCAAACAAGCCCATAGGTAAAGGATAGCACAGACCATGAAGCAAATCAGCGTGACGCTCGACATCCCCGCCGGTGAAGGCAAGCCGGACTACAAGCACACCTACACGAAGGACAAGGCCGAGACGACGGCCGACGTGCAGGCCATCAGCAAGACCTGCGCTGATGCCGAGAAGAAGGAAACGCCCGGCGACTATCTGGTCAAGGCCTTCAATTACGGCCACGACCTCCTGTTGCGCGCAGCCGAGCGCTCGAAGGGCTCGAAGCTGGTCCAGGGTCCGGACAAGGAAATCGCGAAGGCCGTCGCGATGCTTGTCGCCAACGGATTCGGGGAGGCCCAGGCTCGCGAGATGATCATCGCACAGCGCAAACTGACCGACAAGCCGGTCTAGCGCCGCGCACCACGCGGGAGGGACTGAATATCCCTCCCGTCCCTCGCGGGATACCTCCCGCCTGATGATGGCCGATGGACGGCCGAAAGGGAAACCAACATGAAACAGGTAAAGAGATTTCTCGTGGTCCGAACTCCGGGCGGTGACGACGCCGCAGTGAACTACGAGGTGCCGCGCTTCGAGTGCATGGCCGACGTGGAGAGATTCTACGGCGTCGAGCAATTGCTCCGAATCGTGCAGGACCACACCGAGAAACACGAACGCCAGTCGGCCCGCGCGCAAGCGATGTGGCAGATGCGCCAACAGATGGCGACCAAATGACGACAGTCCTCGGCTTCGTCGGAACGATGGCTCTGGTCTTCACACTAGGCCCGATGCTGCCGGACCTGACACTGCCTCCCATCCTGATATTTTTCGCCTTCGCCTACATGGCGCTTCAAGAGAAAACCGAATAAACCTCCCAGGCCCCCAGAACATCGGGGGCCTTTTTTCGTCCAGCTTCGCTGGCGAGGTTTATGAATCATCGTGGTTTATGAATCCTTGCAGTCTAATGTTCAGCCCGTGAACAATATCAGATTCGATATCTGTTGGTCCCTCAGTCTACCCGCCGCGCCTGGCTCAGTGCCGCGCTGACACTAGGCCGTGAACATTTTGTGCGGCCCTGTGATCAATTTTCCCATCCCGCGTCGGCCTCCCGCCCGATCCCGCGCTCGAATTGATCAGAAGGCCGCACAATTTGTTCATGCTCTCGACACCCGGAATCTCTGTGGTATCACTCTGGTATGTCTATGGTATCACTCTGGCATCACTCTGGTATCTCTCTGGTATCTTTTGATCCCGGAAGTCCAATATTATCAATAACTTACAGGGAGGCCCCCCTCTCCCTCACCCTCTAGGCTCGGGCTAAGGGTTGTCCGAACTTTATCGCGGTTTGGGGGCATGAGGCCCAATTTTTCACATCTCATGGATTTTTCATCTCATGTTCTATCTTATATCATTATATATAATAATATTACCCGGTAGATACGAAAAACAACATCGATGCCAACCCATGCCTCGGCACCTAAGAATGGAGGGGGAGGGGAGGGGGTCTCGGCTAAGTCCATATGGGTCAATAACTTACAGCCGATCGAGATACCAGACAGATACCAGGGAGATACCAGAGTCATACCAGACCAATACCAGACAGATACCAGAGCAATCCGGGGCATTTTACCTCGAAATGCAATTTCACCTCTAAACCGCTTGCTAATATGGAAAAACCGTGGTATAATGGTGGCATTGCGGCGGAGACTAGCCCGACGCAAACCTCGGAGAATGAAGAAAGGATAGTGAGTGACGAGAGGACGTAAGGCAGTTGAAGGAAAACCCAATTATGGACACCGGATGCTGAATGTCAACGACACAGCAGTCTGGGATTGGGCAATCAAGACAGCAAGAGCACGAGGTCTCAGCGTCAGCAAGTTTGTCGAGCAGTTGATGCGAGAGCAAATCGAGCGCGAGAAGCAAGCCAACACCTGGGAATAACCCCCAGAAGGAGACTAGCAGTGGTAAAGAAGCAGGCACCGTTGAAGCTCGGAAGCAAGACCAAGACCATCACGATCAAGAAGAAGCCGTCGAAGACCTACCCCAAGACTCCTCTCAATGCCTCGCTTGAGGCCGTCCGCAGGAGTGCCGACCATCTCGAAGGTATGGGATTCACCAGAGTCCACGCGCTCGAGACCATCGCAGCCCAGCTGCACGAGAACCTTCTTGCGCTCAAGGACTTCCACGCCAAGAAGGGTGGTGTCAAGTGAAGCGCCTCGCAGATTTCAAGGTCATCAAGGACAACCGCATCGTCAAGAGGTTCTGGGTCAGGCGTGGAGATGGCCGTCGGGTCATCCTCTCGCAGGGCAAGCGGGTTCCCAAGGACTTCCCTCTCTCCCTCGAAGAACGTCGAGCCTACGTGAAGGGTGGCTCGATCGGGTGCGCCGCGCTCATGCGTAAATCGACGCGCACCCATCTCAGCCTCCGGGAGATTGTGGACCTCATCAAGAGTGCTACGGGAACGGGTGGCCTCTGATGTTCGCTGGACTTCTCATCATCCTGCTGAGCATTGTTCAGCCGATGAACATTCCAACCGTAGAATCGCCCCGCTTGGAGGAGTGGTGCTTCTGCATCGACCCGGCAACCGATAGTGAAGTTGAGCGATGTGGTGGTGGCCTGAGCTGGGCCATCGACCTCGAGGCAAAGCACCTTTTCCTTGGAGAGTAGTAAGATGACACAGAAGGTCAAGATCAGCAATCCCAACTCAGTGCGTGGCATGATGGTCGCGGAGTTGGTTCAGCACCCGAAGCTCTATCACGTCGTGGCTCACAACGCCGAGTTCACTGAGTTCTACCACGTAGGCTCAGGCACCCTCCACCGCTTCTATGAGAAGCTCGGGCCGTGGCACAAGTGGAACCCACGCACTCGCCGCTACGAACCTCAGGTAGCACCGAATGTGTGGACCAAGGCTAATGAGCATCAGGCTGAGGGTCGCTTCGTTCGCTTCGAGGACCAAGGCAATGGTCGTTTGGAGCGCATCTAATGATGCTCACGAGGAGTAATTCTCACGGCCTCACGTATTGCCTATTCGGTCAAGTGGACAACAGCACGAAGATTGTTCACAAAGGCAAGAGCATCACGGTGGCGCACCACATCGACAAGATGAACATGGCCTGGTTCCAGTGGACGATGGGTGGCAAGTTCATCCAAGAGGCTTTCGACTTCCTCACCCGCGATGAACGGGAGTTCCTCAAGACTGGCATCACGCCTGCAGAGTGGCAGGAGATATTTGCTGAGAGACCCTCTTAGCATCAAGCTCGACTGGGCGAGCCTAAACAGCCGTTAAGCCCAGTGCGTTCTTCAGGTGTGCAAGTAAAGCCTGAAGAGGTCGGAAAGGAGGTGATTAAGATGACTGTTCAAGAGTTTGACGCATTGTGTCGCAAGGACTCGTTCAAGGCCGGAGCCATGTGGCCCAAGTGCAAGGCGTGCGGCCACATCGTGCAAGAGCATGACAATCGAGGTTGTGGAGCGCGCATGACGGGCCAGTGCCCCGAGTGCAGCACGCATGTCAACAACGCTCGATGCCGTTGCAAGGCATACGACGGGCCGCAGACGATCGAGGAGATGTTGGAGATGCACAATGCTCAAGTGTCCGAAGTGCGGTAAGTATTTGCCGGTCTGCACATGCAAGCCGGTTAGGATTGTTCAGACGCTGAACAAATAGGAGGTGTGGTAATGGCACAGAGGTTTTGCGAGATTTGTAACGACCCTCTCAGCCTCGATAGCACTGAGACCATGTGTGAATCATGTCTCGAAGCCATCGAGGTCGAGGTTGGAATCATGTCGGATGCGATTAGCGCCGAGGAGAAGAAATGCGAGACACCTGCACAAAGTGTGGAGGCTTCCTCATCGAGCGCAACGCCCGACGAGACAAGCACCACGGACAAGAGCATGTCAGAGAACTCCGATGCTCCCGCTGTAACAAGCGATACGGCATCCGAAAGCCTGGACTCTCCGACTCCGAGTTCAGAAGCTTCCCCGAGTCCGACCCCAACCGAGGAACGGGCAAAGAAGACTAATCCTTGCGAGGCCTGCGGGACTCTACAAGAGACGCTCAAGCCCTTCAAGCACCAGCACGTCAAGGAGCAGATGCTGTTGTGTGACTCGTGTCACGCGATGGAGACTGCACTCGTCACGCACGCCGATGACCCAATGCAGGGCAAGGTTGTGCATCCTGACGAGGCAGCACGCGAAGAACTCATGACGATGGACGACACAGACCGTATCCTCTACAACGAGGAGGTGATGCTCAGTGTCGAGTCTCCCATCGAGCAGGTCTACGCGCGCATCTCGATGCTCGAAGGTCGGCTCCAGAAGGCCAAGCTGCTCCTCAAGGCCAGCAAGACCACGCTGTTCATGCGCATCGAGCACATGAAGAAGGACGAACGCGAGGCCGAGTACAAACGGCTGAATGAGCGTGATTCTGTGCGGCGTCGAAGAACTGCTGCAACCTCGGCACCCGGTGAACCCAAGACCAAGCGGGCATCTGCACCACGCCGCACCAAGGCCGAGAGCTTCCGAGACCTCATGTCAGCTCAGGGCTTCCCGGCTGCTTGGATTGACGAACAGATCAAGAAGATGGGTCTCGAATAGTCGTGAAGACGGAGGTCCATGAGCACGATTGGGTGGACATCGCGTTCGTTGCGAATGTGCCCACCGACAATGGTGATAGGCTTGGATACCACATCAAGGCTTGTCGTCAGTGTGGGTGGGCAGCTCCAGACCCAATGGAGAACTATCTCATGTCGACTGACGACCACAAGTCGATGGTTGACCAAGAGCTGGAGTCGGTTGGTTTGAGGATGTGCTTCACGGGAGAAGAATCCTAAAACCTCATAGGCTATTGACAACGGGAAAACGGCTATGCTATCATCACTTCAGGTAGCCGTTTACCCACTCCCCAACAAGAAAGGCTGATTTGACATAGAATGGCTACGATACACAGAAAATGCGAGGAATGTGGCAAAGTCGCAAAGGTGCAAACCGAGATCAAGCTGGATTTCGGTCGATACACCATTTACGAGTGCGGCCACTCAGTCGTATTCAAGGGCATCGAGAACAACGAGGCTATCTACCTCAAGTCCAGAACTGGCAAGGAACTCTTTCCGTTCCAAGCCGACACAATCAAGTTCATGGAGGAGGCAGGTGGTGTCGTTCTTGTCGGTCACGAGATGGCGCTCGGCAAGACTGTGTGCGCCAGCGGATTCGTTTCACGGAATCGTGAAGACGCCCTTCCTTGCTTGACCCTTTGCAGGTCCAGCATCAAAGTCAACTGGCTGCGCGAGTTCTTGGACTGGTCGGGGTTGGTTTCCCAGATCATCGACAAGAGCATCGAGCGCCCTCACCTCGACATCTTCCCCATCACCGTCATGTCCATCGACATGTTCGCTCGTGTGTCTAACAAGACCATCACGAAGAATGGTGTCGCTGGAACTCCGAATCCTGAGTATTGGGGTGAGGACATTTGGAAGCAATACAAGACGGTCATCATCGACGAGTGCCAGAGCATCAAGAACCCCGACAGCCAGAGGTCACAGGCCATCAAGAGGTGCTTCGCTGAAACGAAGTATCGCATCCCGATGAGCGGCACAGCTGTCAAGAACGCGGCGCACGAATATTTCCCGGTCTTGAACTGGCTGCGACCGGACATCTTCTCGTCATACGCTGGCTTCATCAACAACGAGACCATCGGACGGCGGCTCGCTAACCCGACTCGCTTTCATGACAAGACCAAGGACTTCATCATTCGCAAGACGAGGGCCGAGGTTCTTCCTGACCTCCCCAAGATCATGCGGACGTTCCGTCCAGTTCAGATGGACGATGAAGTTCTGATTCGGAAGTATCAGGAAACTGTCGACGAGTTCACCGCGTGGATGGACGAGAACGAGGATAAGATGTCGCCTGCGGGCTACACCAACCTCCTCGCGTTCTTCGCCAAGATGCGGAAGATTACAGGAGTCGCCAAGGTTCCTGCAGCAATCGACTACGTCGAGGAGTTCCTTCTGGACTGTGACCGCAAACTGGTCGTGTTCTTGCACCACAAGGACGTGGCTATGCTCCTGACCAATCGTCTCAACAAGACGATGAAGGAGATGGGGCGCGGCCCGGTCTTGAGCTTCCACTCGGGGCTGGACTCCACACAGCGCCAGATGGTCATTGACGACTTCTACAAGCCCGAGAATCGCATCATGATTGCCAGCACACTTGCTGCTGGTGAGGGCATCAATCTCCAGTGCTGCTCGGACTGCCTCATGCTGGAGCGTCAATGGAACCCGGCTAATGAGGAGCAGGCGGAAGCACGTTTCCCCCGTCCTGGACAGCTGGCCGATAAGATCAACGCAACCTACCTCTTCGCGCTCGGCACCATTGACGAGTTCCTTGGGGAGCTTGTTGAGGGCAAGCGGGTTGCGGTGAAGTCCACGCTCGACAACAGGGAGTTGAGCTGGGAGGAATCCTCACTGATGCGCGACCTCGCGGACGCCATCTGGAAGGCAGGCAACAAGCGGTGGAACTACAAATGAGCAAGAGGCTCTACACTGCTGGGCGTCTGCTGTCCCATTGGGGACTTGGAGGTATGCTGGCCTGTGGTGCAATGATGACGGGAGGGAAGGTCCACTCCGTCCTTGCGTTGTTCGTGATTGTATTCACAGTCGGTCAGACGATTGCTGGATTCAACAATCCCTACAGGAACAGCCAATGAGTCAAGCGGTCGTCAACGAACACCTTACCGCCATCATGGCACGTAGCGGGTGCAACATCACCTACTACACAGTCAAGTGCCCGGTGTGCGGTAAGGATACCGACTTGATGCTTAGTCAAGGCCAGGACCTAAGCGATAGGCTGGCCATTCATCTGGCCGAGCTACGTGAGTATCACGAGCCAGCACAGTGGCCGGAAGATAAGGAGGCGGACGGTGCCGATGACATTCTTCCCTAACGGTGGGGCATGGTATGTCCAGACTGACAAGGGTATCTGGCGTGTAAAGGAGGGCGAGGGCAAGAGGTTTGCTCTCGTTGTCGAGCCTTTCCACAAGTTCAAGGAACCGAAGGAGGCGCACGGTGGCGGCAAGAAGAAGTCAACCCAGAATTAAGGGCGTCTGTCGGCTGTCGAAGCCGTCTGGACTCATCCCTGTCGTAGAACACGGCCTGCAGACAATCGCGCGCATCGAGAAGAAGTCTGTCTCGTGGGTGATTGCTGAGATTGTCTCGGCCTACTTCAATCTCGATTCAGCCACGGGCTTGCCAATCACGGAGCGGCTGGCTCGTGTCAATCTCATCGGCGCGACTCGTAAGCGTCGGAAGTCGAAGGCAAAGGTCAGGTAATGGCCTGCTCTCGATGCAAGCTACCGTATCCGCCGGAACTGACGACGGACATGCACGTCGTGGTCAATGGGCAGCGTGGATACATCCACGTCTGTGGCATCTGTGCTCTGGACGTCAAGAACAACATCCACGGCACCCATGACACAGAGTTCAATGGTGAACAGGCCGAGATGATGCGACAGGATGCTATCGATTGGCGTCACCGGCATCCAAACGCGGTGCCTCTCAAATGAGTTGGCGCTTCGGGCCGTTCCACTTCGTCTACACGTCACGCGAGCAGAAGATTCGCGACACCATCAAGCACATGGTGGCCAAGTATGGCATCGTGCGAGCGCGTATGATGGTCAATGCTGAATACCAGGCGGCCATCGACCAGCTCGGAGGGGGCAGTCCTCAGGCTATCTGGTGGAACGACGTGCGCTGGAATCTCAAGAGCTTGGTTCACTCGTTGAACTATGGGAGTAAGATAGGCCTATGAACGAGAAGCTCAAGGGATACGATGTCGAAACGTTCTTCGACTACCTCGACGAATACATCGACACTCGTATCGCCATGACCAGTCCAGACGCCGACGTTGAGGAATCAGTCGGCCACATGAACGTGCGGAAGTGCTTCAAAGACTTCATCA